CCTTCGCTGTCTGGTTTTGCCTTTCCAAAGTCCGTTCTCGATGCGTCATTACGTCATCTTCGTACGAGCAGCTTAAGGATCAGACGTATAAGTACATAAAAAATATCTGCGAAGAGATTAATGTCTCGTATGGCCGCAAGGTCTTTGAGATCGTTGAGTTCTTGATCACTTGCAACGACACCGGCAGCGAGATCAAATGCTTCGTCACAGATGACCCCGGCAAAGCCGAAGGTCGTCACCCATTCGACGAACCCGGCGCTGAGATGGCTGTGATCATCAACGAGGCAAAATCTATTACGGACGAAATGTTTCAAGCCTTCTCGCGCTTCACGGGCTATAACTACTGGCTTGAGATCTCTTCGCCCGGCAAGAACTCCGGGCACTTTTTCAAGCGCTGCACAAAAGCAAAGCGCACATTTCCAGACCCGCTCGAAATAGGCGAATTCTACTGGCGCCGCGTTACAGCTTTCGATTGTCCTCATCTTCTCGGCAAACACATCGAGCACCTCAAAGACGAACATGGCGAGCAATCCCTTATTTATCGAAGCCAAGTGTTGGCTGAGTTTACCTCACTCGACGAGGCTGCATTCATTCCATCCACGCTGTTTGAGAACTACCCAAACAATCCACCTCGTACGTTTGGATTGCCCAATCGAGCGGGCATCGACCTATCGCTCGGCGGCGACGAAACTGTGGCGTATTTCTTTGTCCATGGAAAACTCCACCTTCGAACTACAAAGATTCGCAACGAGGCAATTCTCCATAATCAGATCATCAGTTGGATTAAAGAGTTCAACATTACACCCTCTGAAGTACGCATTGACGATGGCGGTCTGGGGCGACCCATTGTGCAGCGCGTGCAAAACGCTGGTTATGATGTCGTGCCGGTACGAAATGAAGCCCGATCAACCAACCCGAATTTCTACAAAAACAGAGGCGTTGAAAACTGGAATCGTCTTAAGCGTGCTATTGAAGATCGTGCCTTTCCTACAATCAACGACGATCTCACTCGCCAACAGCTTTGCACGCGCGGCTTTTCGGTTAAGGGAATTGTTACGCTTTTAGAGCCTAAAGCCGAGATGCGCTCTCGTGGCTTGAGTTCGCCCGACCGAGCAGACGCGTTAGCTCTATGTTTTGATGGCGTCCCGTTGGCAGTCTTTAAGGAAGAAGTTCTGCACACAACAGAACCCGAAAGCCGTTTTGCTGAACTCTTAGAGAAGAACAAAAAAGGCCCATTAAGTTTTGATGAGAAGACAGAGTTGACAATCTTATGGGGTCAGATGACACACAGACCGGCACAAGAAACGCTAAATTCGGCTGAGCCGCGTGAACAATTGCGCGGGCAATATCACAAATTCGTAACCTCTAAATAATTATGGACGGATCAATGGATTATATCGACGAGTTTTTCTCGTCCCTTAGCCCTGAAGAGTTGGCCTACGCGCAGAAGAAAATGTCTAAGGGCGGAATGATGGGCGGCCCTAAAGTCGAGATCGAAATCGGTGAGGATCAAGAAGAGCCTAACGATTCCGACTCTGAAGAGTACACCAACGGCAAAGGCCCAAACAACGAAGCCAAAGGCGGCGATAGTAATGCTACCGTCCCTAAAGCTCTTTCGAAGCGCAAAACCATGGCTCCTAAGGGCGACGTGCCTCTGAAGGAAGACGCCATGTTTGACGAAGAGGAATAATCTCATGAACGAAGAACCTGCAAACAATCAAGAAACATCCGCTATCTTAGCGCAAGCTGGGCAAAAGAACCTGTTGGACCTCAATACCGCCAACGGGTTAATTAGCCAATATATTTCGTCGCACGGTGCTGTAGAGGCGACCACGGTCACCAATCGGCGTCTGCGCTCGAATAAAGCTGACGTTGAACAGATGCGTTCGGCGGGTCTTCTTCAAGAGAATCAGACTTTTATTGGTGTTCGTCTTATCAACCAAAACATCAATCAAGCGTTGCCTCCGTTGCTTTCTTACCTAAAGCAATCCCCACGGATGGCGACGTTTGTCCCCGGTGACAACTCTTATCTTGATCAAGAGTTCACACGCGTGCTTCAATATCCCGGCTGGGAAATTCCTTACATTGAAGTGCTCGATGGCGCAGAGCTTAATGGCATTGGCTACATGATGGTCAAGGCCGACAACACCAAGCTCGGTGGCGTGTCGATGGAGACGATTCCCTTTAACGAGATCGTGTACGATCGTCGTCTGAAGTCTCTGCAAGATAGCCCCGCGGTCTTGATCAAACATGTGATCACAGCCGTAAGTTTCTATCACTGGGATTCGTTTGAGAACTTTGACAAGAGCAGTGATGCATACAACGCCATCACGAAACGATTGCTCTCCGAGGAAGTCAACGTCATCGGCGACGACTTAGTGATCTATGAGACCTTCGTCAAAGTCAACGGCTTCGTCTATCGTGGCTGGTATTACAAGGACAGCAAGCAGTGGCTCAAGCAGCCTTTGCCGTTTAGCAATGGCATTGAGGAGTCTGTGCCTGAGGTTAACATCGACCCGATGGCAATGACCACCGAGCCGACTTATGTCAATAAGCCGGTTCATCTGACCTATTATCCGATCGCAGTCAAGCGCGCTGAGATCAAAGAAAACCGCAAACACGACGAGGCTGAGGGCCGAGCGGTTGAAGATTATCACAAGCAAGAAGCCGCCACGACCTTGATGACTGCGGCGGTCAATGGTTGTACACAGGCCGCGAATACGATGTGGTCGCCTGATGGCGCTAATCTCGACGGCATGGCGCCCGCGCAGTTGCAATATAAGATCAAGAACAACGCGATCTGGAAGACTCCGATGCGAGCCTTCACTGCGCCGTGGCCCGACCCGATGATCTTTAAGGGGATCGAAGCTATTACGCAGCAGAACGCGATGGAGAACAATCAGGTCGCGTGGGCTGTCAATAATCGCAAAGATTCTCGTAAGACTGCGACTGAGATCGAAGCTGCCCAGCAGCAACAAGGTATGCTCACTGGCACGTCTGCGCTGGTGTTCAGCATTTTCCTACGCGATGTCCTCACGATGACGTGGCCGATTGTGCAGAGTGAGGCAAAGAAAGGCTCGATCAAGTTTTTGATCGAAGTCTCTGATCCTGCTGAGAAAGAAGCGATCCTCAGCAAGCAATACGAAGTAAAGCCCGCTGGCGACATTGATTTCGTAGAAAAGCAACAGCGCATCACAAACATCCAGCAAGATCTGCCGATGTTCCAAGGTACGCCCATTGGTCAAGAGATGATGAAGGAATACGTCCGGCTTCGTTATCCCGAGAAGTATGATCAGTGGTCTAAGATTCTCAGCCAAGGCAACGACACGCAACTCATTCAAGGTCTCGGTCAAGCTCTTCAGGCCGTCGTCACAGATGAAGCGACGGGCCAGCTTAAGCCCGAGTTTGCCGCCGAGGCTCAATCCTTCCAGCAACTTCAGCAAGCCGTTCAGCAGCGTCTAGCTCAGCAACCTAATGCAACCCAGCAAGGCTAACTGGATTCTGTGGGCGAATAGCGCGGAGACTCTACATTTCCTCGCTTGGCTCTCTGAAGAACAAGACAAAAGGCTTAAAGCAGCAATGCACAAAGCCTGTTCTTCCATGCCCACACAAGAAGATCTCCTTCGAGCAAAGACGTTCGAAGACATTAAACAACACATCGCAGAACTCACGCAATAACTCCTATGGACTCCGCAGCATCCCCAACACCGGCGGCCTCAACGCCGTTCAACATCAACACCGGACCTTCCTCGGCGCCATTGCCTCCAGCGGCGCCAACGTCTTTGCCGAACGAAAACATCTCGTTTGACTTTGATGGCGAAGATTCTACGTCATTCGATGTCAACAAGCTTCTGCCTAAAGCGGAGGCTAAACCCGCTGAGCAGCCTGTTGAAGCTCCTAAAGAAGAAACCCAAAGCGACGAATCAGATCCATTCGATCTTCCTAAAGATGTCACTGAGGCGATCAAGTCGACGAAGCCGAAGACCGAAGAAAAGCCTGAAGCGCCACAGAAGACTGAGACTACGCAGACGCAAAATCAACAAGGCCGAGACTACAGCAATCTGCCCGATGAAGTCGTCTCTGTCCTGAAGAAACTTCCCAATCAGACCTACAATGCCGTTCGCGAGCAGTTGCCGAAGTGGTATGAAGCATTCAAAAAGCAAGCTGAAATCCCCAAGCATTACACTCAACATCCGGAAGCTTACAAACTCGACACGGGTTACAATCAGATCCAAGCCGAACTCGAAACAGACCGTTTTGAAGTTGGCTCGCTGAAGAATGCTCTCGTGGCGCTCAAGCAGAATAAGCCCTTTGAGCTTCTCGAAGGCTATGATGCTGAAGGCAATCCGGTCTTTAAGACTGTTCAGCTCGGTCGTGGCGGACAACATGATCCCGCGCTGGAGCTTGAACTCACCGAAGCCTATCGCCGCGCCCAGTCAAACTACGAGAAGTCTTTTAACGGCTTCAAGACATTCCCCGACCGCTACAAGACCAAGCTCGCCGAAGAGCGTGAGTTTATCAACAGCAGCTTCAAGAAGATCTTTAAGGACATTGATCCCGACAAGCTCACGCCTGAAGAACAAACCTATGCGCCGTTGCTCGCAAAGATCATCCCTGATAGCGTGACCGCAGAGGATGCTCGTAAGATCGCCCACTATGCAATGGTCGGCAATCTGCGCATGGCTAAGGCGTTCCAAGCCTATATCGCTCAGCAGAAGCAAAAGCCCGGCGTAATCCCGCCGCCGAGTGCTGGCCCAATGGGCAAATCCACAGGCGGCGATGATATTCCGCTTGGTGATAGGGAAATGTTCGGAGACGATTAAATCTTTACAAAATAAAGTCTGGCATATCGTTAGCAAAACATCGAATGTCAGACCGAATCTCCCAGAGAGATTCCGCTAGAAGCTCTGCTATCTAAGCGGTTACGGCTAGGACAGACCTAACCCAACCGTTTGTGATGTCAGGGCTTTTTTGTTGTCCTGACGGATCAAACATCAAACGAAAGTATAACAATGCCAGCTACATGGGACTTGCCGCGTTCAAGCGGACTTTGGAATCAGCAAGACATCGCTAACTACAACCGCCTTCCGATCTGGATGGCGATCCAGCAGACCAAGAAGATGCAGATGTGGTCGCGCTGGAAGGACATGTTTCCCAAGATCAAGTGGAAACAGAACATGGGTGACATCCTGCAGGGTGTGATCGCGGAGAACTCCCCGATCGTCAATCAGGTTCATCGCCCGAAGAACATCACCGAGTTGCCGCTCAAGACCGTGGCGAGCACTTGGGAGCGTACGAATCAGAGCCGCGTCAAGCGTCATAACTTCGAATCCCCGCAGTTCAACTTCCTGCCTTCGTTCCGCGATTTCCGCACGAAGCAGCTGAAGTTTGCCGCTGAGGATCTTTCGAAGCAGATCGCTGTCGGCTATGACTTCTTCACGCGCGACAACGTGTTCCAGAACTCGCCGTTCGTGTACATCGTTGGCAACACCACCGCTGGTGAGTTGCCTCTGGTGAACGCCCCGGCTGCTCTGCCGACCGACACCAGCGCGATCAAGGACACCGCTTGGGTTGCCGCCACGGCCGCCAAGATCGGTTCCGATGACAACGGTTTCCTCTCTTATCGGCAGATTCAGGCCGTTGCTTCCTACGCGAAGAACTACCTGATGATTCCGCCGATGGAAGGCATGCAGAGCGGCGCCCCGGCTGACAATGAAATGTCGAAGGGTAAGTACGTTCTGCTCGGTGGTTCTGAGATCTATGAAGGTCTCGCTTTCGACACTCATGTGTTGAACACCAAGCCGCTGGCGATGAACCTCCTGAATAGCTCCTTCCAGGGCGCTATCGGGCCGAACATCATCTTCCGCGAAGAGTTCTATCCGTTGCGTTTCGCTGAGGATGGAACGATGCCCGCGCCTGAGATCGAGCTGTTGCTGCCTGACAGCGGCTATTCGACCCCGAATGCCACTCGTCAGACCGTCATCAATCCCGCTTATGCGGCCGCTCCGATCGGCGTCGCGTTCCTCATCGGCTACAACGCCTATGAGCAGATCGACGTGGGTCCGCCGCCCAGCGAGTTCACTGGCGCTTCGATCAACGGCAAGCGCTTCAACCAGCTGACTTGGAATGGTGAAGTTCGTCTGACCGACAACGTGCTGGTCAACTACGGTTCGAACAACCTCGACACCAACAAGTACGGTGAGTTCCTGCAGTTGATCGCCGACACTGTGCTCGGTATCATCGGCAACACCAACCGTAACGTCATCCCCATCATCTATCGTCGCCAGATCGCCCCGTCGCTCTTCGTCTGATAGATAGCTACCGCAACAACTAACATCAATAAAAATGAAGCAGTTCTTTAAGTACTTCGTTTCGTTCGTGGCGATGATCAGTCTGGTCTTCGCTGAAGTCGTCTCCGGTACGTTCACCAGCTCTATCGCTGTGCTGAGCACTTCCGGTGTGTCCATCAGCAACTTCCAGGTTACTGATACCAGCGGTTCTGCAAACACTGTCATTCTCTATGATAATGACTCTGCCAGCAGCACCAATCGTATCTATGCCGCGTACACTGGCGTTACTCAGTACACCACCAATGTCGTGATGTCCTTCACGAACTTCACTGGTGTGGTACAGAGCTACACCAACACTGTGCTGGCTACTGTGAACACTACCATTCCGGCCGCGACCAATCAGGCTCGTCGCGTGTTTACGTTCACCGTGCCCGCTAACGGTACCGTGACCTTTACGCCGACCTCGCCTCAAGGCACGACCTATGGTCTACAGTTGAAGGCGACTGGTAATGGCGTGTATAACGCCAACATCCAAGCTCTTCCGTAAGTTTAACGGCAACTCACTCGAAAGAGTGGGTTGCTTTTTGTTCTTTAAGGAGAATAAAGAGCAACCCAATCTATGATTGGCAACCTGACAGCTAAAATTCAAGGATATGTCTAATCTCTCAACATTGCCGAAAGGCGATTCCGCATGGCTTCTGAGGAAAGCCATTGAGCGGATCATGCAACAGATCTCCGTTTTGGAGACTAACATCGGCTCGTCTACGACGGGCAATAGTGCGAATACTCAGGTCATCTTTAATGACAATGGTACTTTGCGGGGTGATACTGGACTGACTTACGACAAGGCCAATGACCGTTTGTCGTTTGGCGCGGGCATTTGCTACGGCAAACTGACTGTCGCTAACAACGTCGATATTTGGAGCGGTTTGCTCAACGACGGCAGCAGCACGGCGGTCGGCAGTACTGCGCTGGCAGCGACGATTGCGGGTGCAACGAACAACACTGCCATCGGATACCGGGCGATGTATCGGGCGTCAACTGCATCTGGATGCGTTGCTGTCGGATATCAAGCACTGCAAGGTATTGCACTGACTGGCGTTGGAAATGTCGCTGTTGGTCAGAGTGCTGGCAATGCTGTTAACACCGGCTCCAACAACACGATGGTCGGCCTCAACGCTGGCGCGACCGTAACCACTGGTGGCAGTAACTGCTTTTTTGGACTCAATGCTGGAAATTCAGCTAATTTAATTACCAGCACAGACAACATTGGCATCGGTCAACAAGCACTAGCAACTCTTTCGTCTGGATTCGACAACATTGGAATTGGACGATTTTCTGCTGGAGCCATAACAAGCGGTGCTTACAATACGTTTATCAGTGTTGGATCAGGAAATTCATCTAATTCAATCACCGGCAACGACAACATCGGCATCGGTCGGGATACGTTAAGGAATCTGTCCGCCGGATCCAACAACATCGGAATTGGTCTAGCCGCTCTAAACCTCGTTACGTCTGGTTTAGCCAACGTGGCCATCGGTCAGGTTGCAGGCTATCAGATTACTACCGGATTGGCGAATGTCGCTATCGGTATTAACTGCATGAACGGTAATCAGCTTGTTACCGGGTCGAGCAACGTCGCAATCGGTGATGGTGCTATTTATTGCGTCGGTGGTGCTGCTCTTTCCGGTGGAAACAACGTCGCGATTGGATCTGCTTCTGGCCGCAGGCTTACCACGGGTGGGAGCAACATATTCATTGGAAATAGTGCTGCTAATTCGTCCAATGACATCACAGGATCCAGCAACATCGGCATCGGTCAAGAAACACTCCGCGCTCTCGCCGCCGGTAACGACAACATCTGCCTTGGTCGCTTGTCTGGCCGATACATCACCGGCGGCGCGTACAACATCGCCATCGGTGCTGCCGCCGGTCAGGGTAATGCGGCAGGATTTACTGGAGACTACAACATTTTGATCGGGTTAAGTGCTGGTGAATCAAATAACATCCTCAGCGGCCCGGACAACATCGGAATTGGTCGCAATGTTTTCCGAAACTTGGGATCAGGCACTCTTAATACCGCAATCGGAAAAGAAGCTCATACCAACATCACAACCGGAGCCTACAACACCGCTATTGGTCCTATTTCACAGCGGTCGGTTTCTACTCAAAATTCCAACACATCTGTTGGATACGGTTCTCTCTACCAGATCGCTGGTGACAACAACACCGCGATTGGCGTCAACGCTGCCAGCAACAGCACTAGCGGAACTGGAAACATCATCATTGGTTCTGGAGCGCAGACTGAAACCGTCAGCTCAAACAACCAACTTTCTATTGGTTCGACCGCCTACTACGTCGGCACCAACGGCGGACCCAACACCTACTACGCTACCGCCGGTGCCTCACTCGGCTACTGGCGCGTGATCATCAACGGCACTGCTCGAAAAATTCAAGTCTTCGCTGACGCTTAATCTCAGCACACAACACTACTATGACCTACACTTGGACTCCTACTACATTGATCGGCTACCCTCAGTACGAAGGTCAGACCGATGTCGTCACCACTGTGTTCTACACCGTCGTCGCTGACGATGGTGCCGGTCACACGGCCAGCATCCAAAACATCCAGCCTACCCCGCTGGACCCTGCTGCGCCGTTCATCCCGTATCCTTCGCTCACGCCTGAAATCATCGTGGGCTGGGTGCAGTCGAACCTCGGGCCGAATGGCGTTGCCAGCATCGAGGCCAACCTCGCCGCTCAGATCGAGGCGCAGATCAACCCGCCGATTTCTCCTATGGCGTTTCCGTTGCCGTGGGCTAACTAAACAAAAACATGGAACAAAAACTGACCCTCATCCTGAATCCTGCTCAGGCCAATAAGTTGATTGAAGTGCTGAACATCGCTATGCGAACCTCTGGTTACGAAGCGGCTGTGATTGCAGTGCCTATCATCAACGACTTGATTAAGCAGGATCAGGAGTTCAAAGCGCAGAACACGGAGTCTGCCGAAAAGAACTAACAGTTAACACACATCCCATATGCTCAAACTCGAACTGACTCCCGAAGAAGCTAACGGCGTTCTGCAACTGATCGACGTCGCTATCAAAGCTGGTGGCGTTGCGGCCGCAAAAGTCGGTGTGCCGATCTTCGATAAGATCCTCAGTGCTGCCAACGAAGCTGGCCTGATCACGCCGCCCGCCGCTGAAACTTCAGAGGAGAAGTAAAATAAAGGGCTAGGTGTCTATGGCATCTAGCCCTTTTTGCTTTCTTCATGACAAACCATAACACCACCACAGAAGCTTCAGTAGGCGCCACAGTCGGAATAATGGGCGCCGTGATAAATCATCTGAAGCTTCTAGGCGAAATAGCCTCGCCTCTCGCAGCGATCTTCGCAGCTATCACGTCGGGCATAATTCTATGGCGCGTTATCCGAAATGAAAAGCGTCATTGAATTTCTTGGAAACTTCTTCCAAAACAATGGGCATCTTCGCGGTGCCCTTTATTTCTCAATCGCGGCATTGACTCCAATGTCCGCGGCTTTTGTAGAGTGGGCGTCGCAAGATGGGCCAAAGAATTGGTACGAAGTGATCGCACTTTTCTTAGGCTCCGTTATTAGCGGCCTCACTGCAATCCGTGCGTATCTCGACACACATCTCAGTAAGGTAAAAAATACAAATGAAAAACAATAAGACTACGATCGCCGGTGTTGGATTGCTTCTTACCGGTCTCGGCGCAGGGATTAAGTTCTTCCTCGCCGGAGATATTCCCAATGCCGTGACCGCAATCGTCAGCGGCATCTCCGGTTTCTATCTCGGCCTCAAGGCCGCCGATGCGCCTAAAGAAGAGAAGAAGTGAGCTTTCTTTCTGACTTGATTATGAAGCTTCTGCGATGGTTCTATGAACTGTCGCAGAAGGATCTTCCACAAGAAGACGCTCAAAAAGATGAAAAGCTTAGACAAGATCTTCGTGCTCGCATTGACGCTCATGAGCGCGAGTTGCTCATCGAGAGTGATCTACGTGCCCAACGGGCAGCCAGTGAGATTGGCCGAGCCGGTAAAAGCCCGAGTGTGGGTTTTAGATTCAAGCGGCCAGAAGGTGAAGTCAAAAAATAAAATCACTATCCCAGAAGGTTGGTACGCCCTACCAAAGGATTGATTATGGAATATCGTGGCGAAAAGTTCTCTGGTTATAACAAACCTAAAAGCACGCCCGGTGGGCCGAAGAAGTCTGCCGTGTTGGCTAAGGAAGGTAATGTCGTAAGGCTGGTGCGCTTTGGCGATCCGAATATGTCGATCAAGAAACATATCCCAGCTAACCGCAAAAGCTTCCGCGCGCGACATAATTGCGCAGAACCCGGCTCAAAGTTGAGCGCGAAGTATTGGAGCTGTAAGGCTTGGTAATCTTTGGCCCTCTCGCTGCTTTCTGCCATGTGACCCTCAATGTATTTACACACCTGCAAGATTACACGCTGATAAACAGCGCAATCGAAAATATTCCAGAAGATATCAAGATCCGCATTTGGACTCGTGATAACTTCGATAAAACGAAACTTCGCAGACCTTGCGAAGTTTTTTTCGTTCCTGCTATTAACCTTTCATGGATTCAGAAAATGCGCATGTGTGCGCGTTTGGCTCGTGAGGCTCAGGAGGCATGGTTTGGTTATGCACATGATGACGCTACAATTAGCCGCGAAGACTTTAGCAAAATGCTTGAGGCGCGCAAGGCCGCGGGCGACAACATCTATTGGATCGTCACAAATAATCCCAAGCATCCAGAGATCAATGCAGATATTTACGCACTGATCAACACAAAGAATTATTGGGCTATTGGAGGACATGATGAAGGCTTTCATATCTACTACGCCGACATCGACTTTCATATCCGACAAGCTCATAATGGCAAAAGTCAGCTTGGCGTTTGTACGCCCTCAACCACGCACATCGGAAGTGCTGTGCTCAAGCGGCTAGAAGGTCTTGAAGCTGAGTTATATAAGCTCCAGCTGCAAAAAGACAAAGCGTATTTTAAACTCAAACACCCCAGCTTCGATGTCTAAACTAATCAGGATCTATTCTCCCTCGCTCGACCCAATGAATTCTTTTGGTCGAGTAGCATACAGCTTCGTCGAGTGTGTGCGTCGCTTGGGCTATAAGACAGAACTCTCAAAAAATCGAGAAGGTAAGTATTTTGTAGAAATCGGTGGCCCAGCGTCGTCGATAGATGCACAATACTGTCTTTGTTTCTGGGAAACAACTAAACTACGGCCGCGAGACATTGAAATTATCAAGAACTTTCCAGAAAGAAAGATCGTGGTCACATGCGAAGAGACTGCAAAGATCTTTCGCAATGAAAACTTTCCAGTAGATAAGATAATTCTAGCGTCGGAATATGAGCCTCTGCCGTTGCCATCATTTAACACCTTTACATTCTACACAATCTATCAAGATTGTACGTTTTTTGAACGCAAGCGCGCACAGGATATCGTAGACGCCTTTCCGCGTGCATTTCCTCACGAGGAAAACGTGCGTCTGATCATGAAGCAAGGCGTGACTTGCACGCATCTTAGAGTATTTGACAGTCGCGTTAAAGTAATTCGAGAAGCTCAGCCAGATGTAGCATATCTTCACCGAGAAAATCACGTCTTCGTTTCCGCCTGTGGCGCCGAGGGCTGGGGATATCCGCATCAAGATGCTATCGCGCATGGGCGTCCTGTGATCTGTCCTGGATTTGGCGGACCTATGGAGTTTCTTGATAGCACATGTGCGTGGCTCTTACCCGTGCAAATGGTTCAGGCTCCCGGTCACATCTATGAACATGTAGGCGAGATAGGCAGGCTAAATGTTGACGATCTTGCATACGCTATGCGTTACGCTTATGATAATAAGCAAGAAGTCATGGAGAAAGGCGTCAATGCGTTTATACGCGCGCGTAACTTTACACTCGATCAAATGACTGTGTCGGTTAAAAAAGCTTTCAACCTTTAATTTATGGCAAAAGCAAGAGACTACGGAGCTATCGCTGATGGCTCCACAAATTGTGCCCGAGCGATCAACCTCTGTCTCCAAGAGACTGGGGTTGTTGAGTTCGACGAAGGCACATACATCATCGGTGGCATTGGGATTAGTAATCCGCTCGATGCCTCGATCTATTGGGGATTCCCGGCGAACTATACCCGCGGGATCAAACTTATCGGCAAAGGCAAAGGCAAGACGATTCTTAAGTTCGCGGCCTCAACGGGCACTCACAGCGTGTTGCCTTATGGTTCTGCGATCTTCCTCGTCAACACCTATAGCTACATCGGCGACGACAATACGTTTGATGCCGGTGATTGCGTGATTTCGGGAATTACGTTTGATGGTAACTATGACGAGAACTTTGACCCAGTCAATCCTTTCTTCAAGACTGTCTCAGGGGTTCGTCTTGTCGGCACGAATAACTTGATCGAAGATTGCGAGTTCAAAGGCTTTGGAATTGGCGTCGCGAATCAAGAAGCTTTTGCGTTACAGAGTTATCTGCCATCGACGGCCGTTGATGGCGCGAAGGGCGTGACTGTGCGTAATTGTTCCTTTAACACCCCGGGCGCAAATAGTCGTCCGTTGTCGCCCGGCTCGACCGCTGAAGCCATAACGTGGGTTGCTTTTGGCGGTAATGGCATTACAGGTAAATATGCTACCGGCTGCGTTGTAGAAGGCTGTGACTTTACAAACTGCACCTTTGGCGCAAATCAACGATCGCCGCTGCACGGCATTACGCCCGCAGCGACCCGTGGAGCTATCGTAAGAAATAACAGCTTCACAGCCTTCGCGGGTCAACACATCTACGTCGACAGCTACAAGAACTTTGAGCTTCGGATCGAGAACAACAGCGCGACACTCTGCCCGCAGTTCATATCCTTCGTCACGCAGAACTGGGTGCGTTTGACCGGAAACACAGCCTTTGCGCCTTTGATCTCGTCGCATGTTAACGTGACGATTCAAAATAACACCGTCGGTCTCGCTGGGCCGAATAGTTTCTACTACGACTATAATCTGCCGCCTTATAACGCGACGTTCATGCTCTATCAGTATGATCGTGATGTGACCGATACCTACAATCCCGGCTTGATTCCGGGCTTTAAGAACATTAACATTCAGGGGAATACGATTAGTAACAGCGCGGGGAATGATATTGTGTTCAACAACGGCGGTTATTGGCCTCCTGCTGGGGCATTCCAAAATGGCGAGCCTTATGGCCCAGTGCCTAACATCACCGATATAAGAGTTATCCAACTCCCAACGCCGCCCGCTGGACCGCGCGCTTGGGACTTTAAGCCCGTCACCCTTGAACCCGCAAAGAGTGCAAAGCCTGTCGTTTTGAACAGGCTCGTTTACAAAAGTCTTACGGTGGCTGGGTTTACGCAAAACTTAGAAGCTTGGGCTGGCGCGTCTCGCATCTTTGCGCTGCAAGATATCATCATTCCCAATCAGAACTTCTCTATCCGACTGGGGCAAAACATCAACGTCCCGACTTATGTCATGACTGTGAAGTGGGTTGCTCAGGGCGTTGTGAGGCGTTATAAGCTCTGGTCAAACGGGCATGAAGTGCTTAGCTATCCGCTCTACAATGGCGAAATCATCCCGGGCGAAGGCGCGCAGTTCGAGTATTGGACTACGTCTTTCGCGCGCAGAGCTTTCTCCGAGGCGTTTGAGCTAGAAACTGACATCTTAGAAAAGCCAGACTCGTGCTGTGACGAGGTTGGTACCGCGCTTGCGAACGGTATTTGTCAAATCGGAACCCTGCCGAACCCTTATCCGACAGTCTATCCGGTTGAAAACTTCTACGTTTGCGCTGCGGATTAAGAAAAATCCCAATCAACCCTAAGGGTTATCTCTTGTTTAAGAGATAGCCCTTTTTTACTTTATGGCTCTAAACACTAACCCTTTTGTCGAAGGCATCGACCCAACGAGTACGTTTGGTGGATACGCCAGCGTGCTGTTGCAACTTATCCGACAGGCCATTCCGTCGTCGACGTACGGCATGATTCTGTTTGACACCACGCCGCCCGACGTGACCGGGTCGAATGCGTGGCGCAAGACTTGTATTTGGCTTAGTCTGGCAAATCCTGCTGAGCCTGCTCTTTACGTCTACAAGACTTCGTCGCCGGGCTGGGTCAACATAAACGACATCATCAGCCCGAACTCGATCACGACGGCAATGATTCAGAACAACGCTGTGACGCTGGCTAAGCTCTCCGTAAGCGGTGGCACTGCAAATCAACTTATTCGCGTTAACGCTGGCGCGACTGCGTTTGAGTTTGTTTCTCTCGCTTCTCTCGTCACGACGGGATCTATTCCTGTTGGTTCACTGATCACGACTGGCATCCCCGGCGGCCAATTCCGCCTTGCGGGAACTTATGGCCCGAGCGTGGCGAATTGGTACACGGCTGAGAATGTCATTGATAATATTCCGACTGGTTATATTGCTGCGGATCTTCTCGCACCGGCGCCCGGCGCTACGACGCGCAGTAAGTTCTTGACGACTCGTACGCCGGACACTTTTGGAACTTGGCGTTTTCTTGAGCCTAATACGGATATTCTCGACAACACTACAAGCGGCGCTAAGTTGCAAAACGGCACTATTGATCCTGTAAAGATTGTTTCGTCGGGCATTCCTGATGGTTATTTGTTGGGTAAAGTTGCAGGTGTGCCTGATTGGGTTGCGCCTACGTCTGTTGCTGGTATTGTTGCGTCAAAACAAGTTGTGCAGATTACACCGCTGCCTGCCGCTAACACGCCTGTTAATGTTATTACTTATGCAGCTACAGGAGGCCGAGCTGACATCTATCAGTTTTATTTAGTTTGCCTCACAGCCGATCACAATCATCAACCGGGTGATGAACTTCCTCTTGTTTCAGTTGGTAATGATAGTGGGTTAAATGAAGCTGGTCCTTTAATTATTTTTGATGCGTCAGCCAGTACTGTTGTTCATCGGGGCCCTGCATTTTACCAAATTCAAGATGCTACGGCAACTACAATTCAATCAATCTCTACAGTACCGGAACGTGCTCGATGGGCTTTGAAGTGTGTTGCTATCCGATTCGCATAAAATGAACTCCCTCATCCAACAAGTTTCCGAGACGATTGGAGTTCTTCCAGACTCTCGCGATAAAGAAGCTCAAGTGCTCGCGTGGCTGAACCGCGCGGCCGTAATGATCTACGATCAGTATGATCTGCCTGGCTCTGTGTTTGAGCAGTTCTTCTGCGTCGACAACAACAAACACGTCATCACGTTTCCGTGGTATGTTGGTGCGATAAGAGGCGTTCGCTGGCACGACTCTTCGCGCCTCGTGACCACGCGAGACATGAGGCCGCGCTATCACGCAGTGCCTTGGACGCAGCCTTATTTGCAGTGGCGACAGATTGCGCCCACGCCGCTGCATACCCCGCTGGTCAATAGCGGTTTGTTGACCTTTCAGCTCACGCTGCCCGAGACTGAACCGTTTGACATTATCATCAACGGCCAGACTCCTCAAGCCGCGAATGTCACTGAGATCATCTCGTTCGCGCCCGGCGACTTGATCAAGACTTCGGTGAATATGTTCGAGCCTGAGAGTCCTTTTGGTATTAAGTCGCTCAAGAAGACTATCTTCACAAAGAGCGATGTAATTGTGCGTCAAGGCACCACGCAAGAAGAGATTGGGCGCATTCCCAATAACCAGCTCTACGCTTCAAACATCCGCGTGCAGATCCTTGATTGGAATGCAAGCACGCCTTTTATCCTGGGCGAGGATTGCGTTGAGGTGTTATACAAACAACGCTTCTCTCCGTTCGTAAACATCGACTCAATTTGGACCGATGAACGTCTCGTTCAAGGTCTTGTCTACGGCGTCAAATACATCTTCGCAATGGAGAAAGAGAAGATGGACGTAGCATCTGTCAACAAAGACATGATGGAACAGATCTGCCGTGGCGTGTGTGAGAACATGGAAAGCGGCCAAGAGTTAATGGTCCAGACTGAACGCCACGCGTCGCAAGACGCCGCAATCATGTTCCCAGTCTGGCCTTTGGTTCAGGGAGGAGTGCGCAATCTATGGTAATCTCTAGGACAAATTGGCTTGGCGGCATCAATCAGCTTTCGGACATTACGAAGCTGGGCGAGAACGAGTATTGGATTCTTATCAATGCTCGCGTGCGCAAGAATGTCGTCGAGGCCGTGCAGCTTCCTTTGAACGTCTCGGCGGATTTGCCCGTCGGCCAGACCTTTCAAGACATTACGGCCGCCGGGGATCTCTTGATCGCGTTCGTGGGCGGCAAAGCCTACTATAAAACGACGAGCGGTAATTGGGTTCTTATTGCAGATTTTGCAATGAACTCAGTGCAGCCTCGCGTTTACACGGCGCTTGTGCCCGCGTCGACGATTCGAGCCGTCCGTGGCGCTACGTCTTCGACCGGCACACTTACGCTTGGCGGCCCCGTTGGCGCGTCACCCAGTGCACTTGTTGTGATGGATGGTGTCGCACAGCCTTGGATTATTCTGCCTGATGGTTCTGCTCGTGCGACGCAGACCTATGCGCAATGGCTTTCAGACGATCCTGAATATGTTCCCGTCGCCAATTATCCTGTTTTCTACAACGGTGTTTTGTATGCGGTTACGTCATCGGCAGCGCCGACGGGATTGTGGCTTAGTCGCCCAACGCGCAATCAAATCGTCCGCTCAGTTACTGGAGCGCCTTTGAACTTCGTGATCGCCGTCACACCTGCCGGGGATAAAACCTCTACGAGCGAATCCGAGGGCGGAGCGTTAGCGATGGCTACGAATGTTGACTACAACGACATCACGGCGCTCTCGACTCTTAACTCTATCGACGGCGGTTTCTTCGTTGGTACACAGAACTCCGGCTATCTTGTTTATCCGGACAACAACAATCTGATCTATGCGGAGCCTACTTTCCGCAATCAGGTTATCTCTTCGATTGGGCCGCTAAATCCCGATTCTGTTGTGGACGTGCTTGGGGATGTGGCATTTGTTCATGACACCGGAATCAGGAGTTTCAACGGGATCATGCAGTTCCGATATGAGGGTCGGAATGCACCCTTTAGCGGCCCAATCAATTCTTTGATCGACGGCATCACGCAGACTTCTGCGGCCACAGGCACGCACGATAACTATGCGTTGTTTGCCGTCACGACGATCTATGGCAATGGCGTGCTGTGGTTTGATATGTTGCTGCAGAAATTCGTTGCGCTCGATATTTATCCCGGCGTCGGAAACATTCTTAAGTTCGCTTCGACCCTCGACGGAGGCAAGCGATATACTTACTTCATGACGGCGACCGGGATTTACCGCTTGTTCGGATCTTCTGAGCGGGCTACCGTTACGCTCTATGGATCAGAGGTTGCGCCGTCGGATGACTATAAGAGTGTGCGCTTGCAAACTCTGCGCGCGGGCTTCAACAACATCGTCGAAGGCGGAACTGTAGAAGCGTCGTTGTTCGTTAATGGTCAGTATGTCAGCCGCAAGGTTGTACATATGACGCCGTTGCCGTATAACGCCGCGAATAGCTCAAGCATTCCCTATAACGGCGGCTTGACTGAGGGCGTGTTCAACACTGCCGAGTTTAACTTCATGGACGTTTGTCCTGAAGGCGATCGCGTGGGTGTGATGATGCGCTTTGATACGGACGGCGGACTGATCTCTGTGTCGGGTGACGTGCAAGAAAGCACTGTGTGGCCGAAGGTTAACGCGATCGGAGCGGTTGTCTCGACTGAGTATGAGACCTTTGCGATTATTGGCAACGATGGCATTCCTGATATCGTCGGCGGCGCGACTTCGCCCATCTTTACCGCTGAAGAAGTCTCGCGGCGCAAGGCTCTCAATAACGCGATCAAACGCATTACGGGCCTGACGAACGTCATCGGCACCGGCAATCACAACTACGGTTTGCCTTATGCGGGATTCGGTCCAGGCACTGTGGGCGCATTGGGTCAAACTATTACGCCGTTCTGGAATGCGATTAAGGATAAACTCTTGTTCGTCCCCGGCACGCAGGACAATGACTCCGCCGCGGCAAGTCCGTTGTTTGATTATCAACAGCATCTGCGCTACTTCCAGCACACGACTGAGCACGTTGACATATTCTTGATCAACACTGGTTTCGATACTTCGTTCTTCCAGACCGAGATCGACAATGCCTTCACGCCGCCGCAGACTATCGCTGATAGTGTACAGTTCCAATGGCTCCGTCAAGCGTTGGCGAATAGCACTAAAAAGCATAAATGGGTCGTAGTGCATCAGCCTCCGTTCACGAGCGGCAATGACTACTATAGCTCGATCAACGCAAATGGTAACCTTGCTTTTATCCAAGCTGTGCCCTTTAAGAACTGGGGCGCGACTGTGTTGCTGGCTGGAACTAGCGCTCTTGTTGAAAGGCTTGACTGGAATGGGCTACCCGTTATTATCAGCGGCGCTGGCGGCAAGGCTCTTACTACCGTACACAATCCGCCTATCGCGCAATCGCGCTTTGCGGCCGCCGAAGGAGCTTACTGGGAAGCTATCGTGAGCAAGCTCTCTGTTGAGTTTGTTTGTAAAACTGCAACTGGCTCAATTCTGGATAGGTATTTTCAACCAGTATGAGTTGTCATATCAACGCCGTAAAGCTTTTTGAATGGATCTTAGCGCATCCCGGGCGCGAGAGTTGTTTCGGAAAAGCTTCCGACGTTGACATCGTCATGCACTGTGATCGAATTCTCAAGGGCGTGGGCACTGAGTTATTCGTCCTTGAGAAAGCGAACGAAACCCCTTTAATCGTACTATGGTGCGAGCTTGATAGTGAGCGTAAAAACATACACATTCTGAATATTCTTGGTGATCGTGGCTGTTTGTCTAGTGCAATAGGCGCATGGAATGCGCTTTATCCCGGCTGGACTGTCAGTGGCGCGCGGCGCAAGAGTAAGAAGAATGTGCAGTATAGAATTTTAGACTTCGTAAAACAATGAACACATTTGAGTTTAATCTCTCTAAAGTTCTCAGCCACTCGTTGGTCTGGGAATCTTCTCGTCTTGAAGTTGACAATGGTATTCCTCTGGGATACTATCGCAATGGGAGTCCGGTTATTCCCAACACGCAAGAGTCGATGGCGTCTGTGATGCAGGCTTATCGGGATAATCTTATTCCGATGATTCAGAATCAGATTCAAGCGGCTCAGGCTTATGAGCCAGCAATGCAGACTCTGCGCGAGCAGATCTCGCCGCGTGAGCAAGCGCTGAATGCACAGCTCTATGGACAGTATGGTCCTGAGTTTGCGCGTATCGGATCTCAGATTGCGCGTCAGAATGCTGAGGCTCAGGCTGCTACTGATCTCGGTGTGGTGAGCGGTACTGGCCGTGACCTTGTGCGTGAGGCTATGAAGACTCAGCGCGAGGCTGATCCTGAAGCTTATCGTGCGCGTGAGTTGGCTCTGGCGAATCTTGAACAGCTGCAAGGCTCACTGACTGATCCCAATGCGGGCTTGAGTGGGGCTGAGCGCGCTGAGATTGATCGTTCGATGGCGCGTGAGAACTTTGCGCGTGGTGTTGGAGCGACTCCCACGGCGACTTCAACTGTGGCGAATGCTATGGCCTTTGGTCAAGCAGGTGAGGCTCGTAAGGCTCAACGGCAGAGTGCGATTGCGAATGCTGCTCAGCTCGCCGCTGGGGCTGTTCAACCGTTGTCGTCGCGCATTGACACCTTCCAACTCACCACGGGTCGTCCGTCCGTGAATCAAGGCGAGGCTCGTACTGGCGGTGCGCGTGAGGTCGGGCAGGAGTCGAATGCGATGGGCATGAATCTGTTCGGTAATGCGAGTCAAATGCGTCAGCAAGAGAATCAACTCAATGCTCAGCGCAAAACTGCGCTCGATCAGTTCTCGCAGGTTATGGGTTCGCTGCCGTCTTGCTGCTGGACTTTTGCTGAGGCTTATTATGGCTGGGCTAATATCCCCGACGCGGTAAAGGTGTCTCGTGATCTGCATTATACGCCCCGTATAAGGGAAGGTTACAGGATGATGAGCCGCTTCTTGGTGCCTCGCATGCAGCGCTCGAAGCTCTGGCGCGCTGTCGTGAATGCCCTTCTAATCAAGCCGATGACCGCTCATGCTGAGTGGTATGTCAATGGCAAAGGATTTGGATGGATGTTCAGTCCGCTCCAGAAAACTTATCTCGCTCTGTGGGATTACTACGGAGAACGCGCTGGCGTTCCTGCCGCGGTGTTCAACTTAAGGTTGGCCGCTGGGCCGTGGAACTCTGGCATCTACCCGCACTGACATTTGTCCCGCCGCATCATCACGACTTTGATGGTAAGTTCTTTAAGCTCTTTGGAAAAGGAGTAATCAACAAAGGTCACATCACCAAGATGTGGCCTTTCTTTGATTTCAGACTTTATAATATTCGCAAGGGCGAAAGACACTGGCTACAAAACAGCAATCTTCCTTTAATTTTCGTAAACATTCAGAAACATACTGGCGCTGTGACAAGTGCTGGTGAGAACTTTGTAGAATAATTATGGCTAAAGACATCATGGGTTACGCTAGGCAGAATGTTGCACAGGCTCGCTATGCGAGACGGCCTTCTACTACTCCTCAGCGTCGTGCGACTATTGATCCGACGCTGTTCTCTGGAAAGAAAGCCGCTGCGGGCGCGCCTCTGGCGTCTCGTCCGATTGAAGGCGGTCCCGCTTTGCCGTCGCCGCAGGAATACAATCCGATCATTGATGCCGAGAGCGGAGAAGATCCTAATGCTCCGCGAGTTGAGACTCAGCAGCCTATCGAGAATCGCGGCAGCTCTGCGCGTTATATGCTGCAGACTGGCGGTCCGCGATTGGATCTCAGCTTTCTTGTGCCTGAGCGCGTGAATCCTAACTACGATCCCAATAAGGCTATTGGCGGCGAGAACGTGCCTTATCAGGAATCTAAAGGCGTTGGCGGTTTCTTCCGTCGTCTGCTTGGCGACGAGTCTAATCGCATGAACATCGAGGCCCAGCAAGCTCAAGGGGCTGAGTGGCGTGAGGCTGAGAAAGAAGCTAAGGCTGAGGAGCGTTTGCTTAACCGCATACGCGAACAAAATGAGCCTATTCAAAAGCGCTTTGATGAGGAGATGAAGTATCGTCGTGATAAAGATATTCGCGATGAGATCAAAGGCTACGAAGACGAAGCTATTAAGCTTGCTCGTGAAGGCCAAGAAGATATTCTCAAAGATACTGATCGTGCTTTGCGCTTGGCTGGCGAGGAAGAAGACCGTCGATTGCGTGCGCGTGCTTTGGATATTCAGGAAAAGGGATTGAAACCGCCGCGTTATACGCCGCTTGGTAATACTGGTTTGTTCCAGACTCCTGAAGGCGATCTCGGCGTGTATGAGCCTGAGGTTATGGCGATTGGTAAGATGCCCGGGCGACCTGCTGGGATTCGTATGTTGCCGAAACCGGGTTCTGCTCCTATGCGCTCTATTGGCGAAGCTGAAGTTGATCGTATTACCGGCAAGCCTATTGTTAAATCGACGACGCCTGAGGCTGCACAGGCACCTGCGCCTGAGAACACAGCAATTATTCCGCGCTTTATGCGTGGTGCTGGCGAGGCTTTTGGCTCTGCCGCTAGGACAGCTACCGATCCATTGCGTGTATTGGGAACTGACATCTACAAAACTTTGTTTAGCTCACAGGCGCAGCAAGATCCTGAAGTGCTTAATCGTATGAAGGCGCGGCAAGCTGCTCGTGGAACTGAGAACGCTATTGATTACGGTCCGATGTTTTAATTTTATGACACAAGAACAATATCAGTGGCTGAAAAATAATGGATACGATCCTGCCGTCTACGATATAGACGAACAGGGTAATGTTATCCAAAGTCCTCCTGAGCCTGTAGCCGAAAAGATGTCTCCTCTGCGTGCAGCGGGGACTTCTTTCTTGGGTAACGTATTGCCGAGTGCGGCTAGTCTTGGTGCAGGTGCTTATCTTGCGCCGCTCGCTTTGTCCAATCCTTGGACTGGCATTCCTACTGTAATCGCGGGAAGCTTGGCTGCGGGATATGGAACTGGTAAGTTGCAGGAAAAAGCTCTTGAAGAGTTTGCGCCTGAAGCTTTGCAGCAGATGGCTCAGGCAGAACAAGATCAACCAGTCGCGTCTTATCTCGGCGGCTTTGCTCCGAATGCGCTCGCGTTGAAGCCTTCGTTTGGTGGCATTAGAGGATTGACTGCGCCAGCGATGGGCATGTCTAAAGAAGCCACGCGTGCAGCTTTCCTCCCGGCGGCTGCTAATGTGGGCGTCAATGTGGCTGGCTCTACGGCGGGTCAGCTTGTGAATATGTCACAAGGCGGCGAGTTCTCTGCGCCTCGCTTTGCTGCGGACGTTGCGCTTGGAAGTTTGTTCGCTGATCCTACTAAGCTTGGTCGTAGATTTGGTCTGCAACCTCTGCGGCCTGATGCTGGCCCTATTGAGCGTCTTGATCTTGCGGGTGAAAATGCTCGTCGTGCTGGAGTTGAGGCTGAGCAAGCTCGCACTGCTGCGTTGACAGAAGATCAGGCTGCTTCTGCTCGTGCTACACAACTGCTGCAGCAGGATCTTCCGGGCTTGGCAGAAATGACTGGTCCAGATGCTCGGCGTTTTCAGTTGTTTGAAAATGAAAAAGCCGTTACTGGAATGTTTGATCAGTTGGGACTTGAAAAGAATCCTGAGCTTATTCAGGATCTTGTTAATGATCCTTTGCTGAGTAATTTCCGTAATGATCCCGAGGCTCTTCGGGATTATGTAATGCAGAAAACCGGCTTGAACAGACAAGCTGCTGCATCTGCACGACAAGCTGAAGCGGCAGCTTTTGAAGCCGAGTACGCTGGAAAGCGCACTGATCTTGGAACAGAGCCTACGACTAAACCGCCTGAGGCTAAAGATATTCGCGGCGAGTCTATTGCGGCTAATCGTAAAGCTATTGACGAGGTGCTAGGTAGGATGAAAGCTAATCCTCCTGAGGAGTTTGTACAAGATCTTGCTAACGATCCGTTTGTTGGAAATCTCCGTAATGATCCTCAGGCGTTTCAAGACTTCATTGCCGGTAAGGCGGAAAAATATCTTGAGTCGTCGTGGCGCAAGTCATTGAGTGATATCAATGAGACCTCCCGCAAGCTTGAGGAAAGCATGGCGAAGGAAGAAGTCGCTGAGTTTGATCGTGAACAAGCTCGCCGCGCTGAGGCTCGTAATCTCGGGATTAAAGATATTCAGCCCGCGAGAGAAGCTGCCGAAGAGATTCATCAGCGCTTTCAGCGCCCCGGTGAAGAAAGTCCTATGCGTATCACACAAGAGGATCTTGATGCCGCGTCGGAAATTGCGGCTCGTCGTGGACTTAAGCTCACGTTCGCTGATCTCAAAGGCGGTCGTGGTTCGTTCCGTCTTGCGGGTCCTGATGGTGTGCCGCTGATCGAGATTGATCCTGCGGCCGCTACTCGTGACACTGCGATTCATGAGATCGGTCACGATGTCTATGCGCGATCGGTCGGCGAGCGTATGCGCAAAGGTCTCGTCGCCACGGCTGAAGACTCTCCTGCGTTCAAGGCTGAGTTCGAGGCTCGTATGGCTGCGCGCGATGAACAAGGTAATCCTAGATACACCGAACAACAGGCGCGAGATCTTGCGCTTGAGGAAGGCGTCATTCAGGCCTTTGGCGAACGCTATCCGAATATCAAATCGGGAGCTATTCGTCAGTGGTTCAATGCGCTCAAGGCTTCGATGAAGGATCTTGTGGGGATGAAGCTGTCTCCGGAAGATGCTGCAGCGTACCTTCATTACATGACTCACGAGGCTGTGCCTTGGAAGGGTGTTGCTGTGGCGAAGACTGGTGGGGCTGAGGAGAGATTGCAACGTGCCCAACAAGAGACGCCTGAGTTTAAGAACTGGTTCGGCGAGAGTAAGGTTGTCGATGCTGAAGGAAAGCCTTTGGTAATGTATCATGGAACACGCAGCCCTCAAGACTTTAATACATTTAGAACTAATAGCGGTTATAACTATGGACCGGGTGCTTACTTCACGCCTGAGCCTCTTCGTGCTAGTGGTTATGCGGGCGAGCAAGAAGGTGCACGCGTGTATTCTACTTACGTCAGTGTAGAGAAACCTTACATTGTACAATCTGATGCGACTATTCAAGATCTTGGATATAAGCTACGACAAGATCCTGCCAATGATGCATTGATCCAAAAACTGTTGCAGAAATATAACAGCACGGATAAGAACATTCTAGGTAATTCTGAGGTTGGTAATGCTTGGCTTCGTGAACAAGGTTATGATGGTATTATCAAACAACGTAATCGTTATACTGAGAATGGTTTCGTTCCGGAGATTGTTGAGGTTGTTGCGTTTAAGCCTGAGCAGGTTAAATCCGCCACAGGAAACAAAGGCACCTTTGATCCGCTGAGTAAAGACATCCGCTATCAACGCGGTCCTGTCGACCGCCTCCGTAACTTTTCCGAAGTCGACAGCCTTGAATCCCGTGGCGGTATCTTTTCACAAGTAGCGCAAGGTATCCGTAGCTACTACGCCACGCGTAAATTCATGCAGGGTCAGGCGTCGTCTAAAGAACGAGCGATGTCTTCGCTATCACCTGAGCGTCGCGTGATGCTTGGTAAACATATCGGACAGGAGTTTGACCAGCAGCGTTTCATTCAGCCACCAAGTGAGATCGCTGAGGCCTATAACGAATATCGTAATGAGTGGCAGAAGTTCTGGCCCACTGAGACAAACAAAGCTGGTCATACTGTTCGCACTGCGGGCGGTCAGCGTGCGCGTTTGACTGATCCTTACTATGGACCGTTCCATATGTGGAGTGATAGTGTGCGTGATATTATCACCACAAAGCAAGGCTCTCCTGAATACGTTAAGTTGAAGGATGACTACATCAAGCAGCATACGCAGTTTCATCAACAGAATGGTGTTCCGTTGCAAGAAGCGCAGACTCGCTCGCTTGCAGACTTCAATGATGCTATTCGTGAGATGTCTGTGCCCTATGATCCGACCGCCGTAGGAACCTTCGCTGGCGCTCGTAAGGCTCAAGGCATTCCGTTGCCTGAGTCATGGCGCGAGTATGACATCATGAAGCTCATTGAGAATTATGATCGTCGCTCGGCTATGGATTATGCGATGCAGGAGCACATGGAGAAATCTCCGGAAATTATGGCTGCGCTGGGTGCTGAGAAGTACTTCAACGATCAGCCTATTCCGCCGCAGATTAAAGCATCTGTTCCTTATATCGGTGATGACAATAGCGTAAAGTCGATCTTGCGCGAGATGAGCGGCAAACCTGCTTTTAGGCCTGATGCTTTAGGGGCGGGAGCGTCTCGTAATATCGGCGCGTTGACAATCGGCACTGTTTCGAAGGCGACCGAAGTTCCTACGACTATGATCGCAGGGCTTAGGTATCTACAGATGAGTGATTATCTGCCGGGCACGATGAAGTTTATTGAGAATCTTGCAGATTGGTCAGCATTGCAAGAGCGTTCTTATGCGTCCGGCCTGAATAAACGCGATGGCGCGCAGAACATGCGTCAGGTTGCAGGTGTGATTGGAGATGCCTCTGGTTACATGAACAAGTTCGCGGAGACTGTCTCTAAGTATACGGGCTTGAATGCGCTTGAAAAAGCTGCTCGGACTATGGCGCAGGGTTGGGGCGAAGTTCTCGTACAGATCAACAAACGCAAAGCGGCCACGGGCGACAAAGAAGCTGTGCGCATGCTTGACACACTTAGCCCTGACTGGCGCACTCGGTCAGATGCAGACCTTGCTGGGCAGTTTGGTCAGTTGATGCAAGGTTCTTATGACATGACACAGCTTCCCGCGTGGATGCTTGAAAGTGGCGCTGCGCCTTACTTGACATGGAGCAAGTGGAGTGCAGGACAATACAATAGCTTCATGAAGTTTGCAATCGAGCCTGCGTTGCAGGGCAATGTCAAGCCTTTGCTTGGACATTTGCTTATCGGCGTGATGGGCGGCGCGGCTGTTGAACAGATTCGCGAGTGGATGAATAACCGCGAAGGTCGTGACGTGAATTGGAGTGAGCTTGAGAGTTGGATGCAGCAGAATCAAGGTGAGCTTGGTGCTGAGGGTATGAAGCAATTGAGTGTTAAGCTTCTTAACATGGTGCAGAATGTCGGCACGTTTGGTATCGCTGGCGATCTGGCTAAGATGGTTACGACTGCGGCGGTTGGTGGCACGGCTCAGGGTATGGCAACGGCGCCTGTGGCGAACGCTGTGTTTGATACGAGCAAGAAAGTTGCGGCCGCGCTGAAAGCGATTGACGATGGCGAAGACTTTGGTCTTGTTCTTCGGCAGATGATGCTGGATGTGGCTAAGTCACACGTTCAGGTTGCTCGTGTGGGGCAGAATTGGTTGGATGAAGATGAGAATCTGCGTTATGATGATCGGCGTAAGCGTAGGTTGTTTGATGAGTTGACGGGCGCACCTACGCAATCGGGGACGTTCTCTGTGAATTATGGGAACTTAGCTGAGCGGGAATTCGAGCGAGGAGAGATTACCCCACAGACCGGCGAAGAGGCATTCTCTTTGGTGACGCGTGCGAGAGCAGAGGCAACATCACCAGAAGATTATGCGAGCCGGATTAGAAAATTGAAGACTGCTCAGAATCAGATCATGCCTTCGCTAGAAAGACAGCCTATGAAAGCCGCAAGATATCTGGGCTTTGTCGAAGGCGCAAAAGAAGGCGCTGGGGCTGAGACGATGAGACGGTATCTAACGAGAGAATATGAGAACAAGTATCGAAAGAGTTTGGTTGAAGGATTGAGTGGCTTGCGGTAATAAACGGAAAAACAAAAAACCCGCCCTGTGATAAGCAGAGCGGGTTTTCTTTTTAGTATTGTTTCTTCTCTTCTTCTAACTTCTTCATTACTATCCCGCCGCCACAAGCTGCATAGCCCGCGAGATCGTGCCAGTTCTCCATGTTCTTTGGATTGGCCATCAAGCGTGCGACTTTGAAGAGGCACATCATGATGGCGACATCTACGGAGTTGAGATTCTGAGGAGGCGTGCCTTGGAGATAAGTCTCCCACAAGGTAGCGATCACACGGAAGTTATCCTCAGCGTCGCCGTGGGTTACGTTGCGGTCTTTGCAGACGAAGTTTCTTACAGTCTCAAGAAACTCAGCGCGGCGGTCGGCGTTGGTTTTTTCGCTGGGGATGTTAGTGGGCATAGGTGCTGGGGCTGCGTTTCTTAGCATTCCGGCAAGCATGTATTCGTGGTTACTTTGCGACATATTGTTCATTGTTGTTTACCTTTACTAACTTTATCCGATCCATCGTCACTAGATCATCTAGCACACGACGGAGTTCATCAGGCGTCTTGAGGGACTGATAGAACCTGACAAAGATTGATTTCTTCGTGGCGCCTTGGGTTGTCTTGATAAAGCGCCAGATGTCTTCTGTGATCTTTGCACTCTCATTGCGGCCCATGCCGACGAATGGGATGTGCATATCTTTTTCGAGATTGGCGAGATGGGCCGTGGCTTTCTCTGCATCTTCTCTCGTGACGGTCATATCCAACGTCCGCGCGAAGTGTACAGCAAACAGGATCTTCTGATGATGAAGATTCTTGCGGCCATAGTATTCGTCCAGCATTGGATGTTTGTTCGTATGTACTAAAGAAGGATGAAGTTCAAAATGGTGATGGATGTATTCTTTGGCTTCGTCGTTTAGAACCAAAGGGCCATATAGTTTCGATAGTTCCCTAATGTAAGATTGCAAGCGAAGTTTAGCCGCCTTTTGTTCCTCGTTAAGCGGGGGAATAGAATAAAGATGGAAACGCTTTTCAACGCCGTAAACGATAATCGTTCGAGCCATAAAACCGTCCGAGAGAATATCTTGATTCTGAAGACTTTGGAACTTTCCGAGCGTTGTGTTGCCCAAGAGACTGATGCACATATTCGTGCAGAAGTCAGTGTCGCTATGCTTAAGTTTTCGGACGTACTTTCTTCCACCGTTATAAGCTTCGAGAAGAAAGTCTGAAAGTTGTTCGGCATTTTTCTTAAAGATTGAGGTTAGTTCGTCGAGGATGAATACGAGGGAGCTGTGATGGTAGGCCTTGCGTCTGTTTTCAGAATCAACGTAGCGGTGCAAATACGCAACGCGCGAGGTCTCTTGCGTGAATTGCTCGAAGGTTGTACTGTTCGGAGCGATATAGATAAGAGGCTGGCGGGCGCCTTTGCGCGTTGATTCGGCATCTTCGCCGAGAAGTTCAGCGGCGAGATCATTCTCTGGAGTTTTGATCTCGGCGGGGATTTCGAGGAGTTCTTTCATCGGACTCGTAATGAGAGATTTACCCGCCGAAGCGGGTCCGATGAAAGCGATGTATTGATTCGGAAATACTGCGTGGAAGTCAAGGTCACCGAACCAGACGCGCCTTTGAAGGGCGGCGCCGATCATGAAATAGAAAGCAGCATCGACAAACGGCTGCGGGCTTTGTACGTCTTTTGTGTACAAACACCAGTCTTCATATAGGCTCATGCAAGTATGCGAGTCTTACAGAGTTCTTGCGGATTTGGAGTGTGGTGATTACGTCGAAACCTTCTAGCTTCTCAAGGTTCGGATCGAACTCGCTGGGAAGATGGGTCTCATGTACAATAACGACCGAGGGCGGCGGCAGGTTAGGCGGCCACTCTTTGATCTTCTCCCGGATCGCATTTGTGATCTGGGTTATTCGGTCATTCGTCTGACGCATAAAGCGGAGGGAGCTTTTCTTGGGCCGAGTTTAAGCGAGATCTTTCATCCCGCCGGGATTGTCTTTCGAGAACTTACCCCAGTTCTTTCCAGCTTGGGCCTCAGACTTCATCGTAAAGTTCACACCGTCTCGTCCGGTAAGTGAAATGGCGAGGCATTCTTGCATGAGCTTCGCCGTGTCAGTGACAAGCCCATCTGGAACCAGCGCCAGAAAAGAGTCATGTTTATTGTTAATCGCCGGTAGTGTTTTGAGTGGCCGCTCTTTGTTGAATCGGTTAACAGCCATGTGTGTGATGCAGCCCACGGTGGACTGAGGAACCCACGAGATGCCTTCCCGGATATAAGAGTCAGTAATAGTACGCTCGAACCGGCGTGGATATCCAAACAGATTACGGAGCTGACGGTTAGTTCTAATTTGAAATTCAATTTCATCTTGCCATTCTATGATTTCGGGGAATAGGGTTGCGAAGAAGCCGAGAAAGACTTTGCATTCTTGCAGGGATAAGGTAAGAGTACCATGACTTTGCTTAAGTGTTTGCAACTGAAAGGTCCGCTCACGCATCCTATAGGATGAAGCGTGGCAGACCATCTTGCCGATCTTGTATTCTTTATCGGAGGATTTGATTGCTTTGTCGAGGGATTTCCAATCAGGGTCTTTCTTTAGGTCAGACGGACTTAGAGATTTCCAATAGCTTGGACTTTTACCGGCAAGAGGCCATATGTCTTGCATCTGCTCACAGAAGATATGAAGCGCGATGAAGGTATGGGGTTTGATGCCGACATTGAAGAGTTCACGATAGCGGCCCGGTCGGGTGAGATTTGCCACGATAAGAGCCTCGGCGCCGCTTTGGTCGCACTGTACGAATGTGAGGCCCGGCGGGGCTATGTAGATATCAAGAGCTTCCTTATCGGGATTCTGAAGATTCGCTCCGTAGGTTCCGAGAAACTGTCCGCTCGCGAGGCGGAAGCTTCCTGTGCCCGCTACTTTGAGAGAGGTCAGACAATGAATGTGTGGTTGGGGCATAGTTATTCGCAAGAATAAATTCGTTTAGATACTTTCAAGCCCGCGGGCCACTCAGTGTTTTTGTGAAAGCTATCGTCGAAGATCATGACTTTGTTTGTGGGCTGGGCTGTGACGCGACCGTTGTCGAGTTGGATAAAGAGGAACTCTTTGTTCTGCTCGGGATCGTCACTGAAGGCGTCGTCGAAGGGCGCGGCGGTGAAGAGATACTTGCCGCTATATTTTTCGCCATCACAGTCTGCGATGCATCGAAGACCTTGAAGATAAGTGTATTCGATTGTGGTAAACTTCCATCCGTAGCAATTCCAGCGTTGGGCTTGATGGAGGTGCCAGAGATCTAAGAAAGCTTCTGGGTTGAAGTGTAAAGCATGAAGCGGCAAATTACGATAGATCGCTCCGTTCTCCAGCAAGACATGACAGCCCCATGCGCGGCCGGGCGTTGAGGTTATGGCGAACCATATCGCGGGCATAAAGCCTTGCGGCTTTTCATGCGTGAAGGCTGTGTCTACGTTTGTGTAGAGATGTTTGGGTAGGTTTTGTGTGAACATATTTCAGAAGGTTAAACATCATCGCGCCATCCCACAAACGACGCATTGAACGGGCGACCGTCGTCGGTGAGGTTGAGATATTTGATGGTGGCTTTGCGGCGGAAGTCATAATCAGGCTGGATGAATTCCTCACGCTCTTCGTCGGTGAATCCAGTGCCGACCTCAAAGCGCACGCCCTTTGCTGTGATAAACTCAAGCGCGCCAAGCTTGCCTTTGCACTTGCCTTCGTCAGATACGACGCGACCAATGCACAAGAACTCTGCGTCGAGAAAAGCTTTGCGCTTCTGGAGATTCATCGTCGAGCGTTCCTTCTCGCCTTGTGGCATATAGGAACCGAAGACGCTCTTGAGCATTTGGCCTTCATAGGATTGATCAAGATAGTCATGATAGCACATATCCAGTTCAATCCGCGTTTTGCAGATAGACCACTGAATTGGGCGGATGTTAGCCGTCTTGCCTTTGCTATCTGCAAAGATCTTATCAAGCAATAGCATGCGCGTAAGAGCGTTATACTTAGGCTCGACGATATCAAATGCGCGAAACTCGATAAGTTCTGCATCCTGTCCCGGCTCGATACGAGACACAGCCACGGCGGCATTGATCTTCTGGAGGCTCATGCCGTGACAATACAACTCGCCGTCTAGGATATAGTCCGTTGTGGGCGGACCGATGTGTTTTAAGACAGCATCATTCCACCGCTTGCCGTCGCGTGAGTAAAACCCTTGGCCGGGAATGTACATGCACCTCAGGCCGTTGAGCTTGGGCATCGAGACGACGTGGCCAAACTTCGAGGGATCATAAATCCCAGCACGCATAAAGGATGCGGCGATTGAAGAGTCTTTCATTTTTGTATTTTGCATAAACTTAATATTCCCAAATCCACTGTTGAAATCCTAACATACCTTTCAGCTTAACCATACGACGCATCTCGAAGATCACGTCGATCGCGACGTTCTTCGGATGCTTGAGTTTGATTTTATAAAGCGCATCCCCAGCGACCGACGGGGCGCCTTTGTCTGTCGTCTTCTCGGCTTTGTAGCGCATCTGAGTGTGCAGATAATTCACGACTTGATCCGGGCTGCCGGGATTAAGGTCGAAGCCTACGAGGATTTTTAAGATCCTTGAGAGCTGCTTGTATCTTTCTTCGCATCTGCGGACGATGTATTGCCGCTTGACGGGATCGAAGTGCATTCCGTGCAGTGACATGAAGGCGTAGTCTGCGAGGGATTTACTAGCTTGATCGACTGAATCTTGAAGTCCGCGATCGTGTCTGCAGACTTCAAGCTGACCAAGGTAAATCTCTCGGAGGACAATAACGTCTTTAACGTTGTAAGCGCGGAGCTGCTCAAATTGTGCTCGATTGCGAGGATCAAAGTTCCCTGCTTCATCTTTGTGAAAGGGTCTGTTGCTGTAAAGAGTTGCTTGATGGGCCAGAGACTTCTCAGCCTCCGGAAAGATTCGATGGCCCGCGACCATGGTGTCATAGATATCTGTGCCGAATGGGATCTTGTAGAAGGCGGCGAGGAAGCAGAGATCGAAGAGGGCGTTGTGTATGACGATCCGTCGGCGCTTCATCTCTCTTACTAATCGCGCAAAGAAAACCACACCGACGTTAAGATTGCCGCCCCAATCGTACACAGGAACAGAATAAACAGGACTCTCTCCGCACGCGATGGCGAGGCAGGTGAGGGTGTTTGTCTTGGGGTGTGTCTCAATGTCGAAGAAGATTGGTCCGTCGTGGTTGAAGACTCTTGTTGCTTCTTCTGCGCGCTGACAAGAGACCGTTTGGGGTTCAGGTTGAACTTTTTCGGGGTCATATGTTAGTAGTTTCTTGATGTCTTGTGCAAACCAAAAACTGTAGTTACTGCGTTTTGTGGGCGAGGTGCTTTTACCATCATCCTTATCGAGGATGTCTTCGCCCTCACCTTCGCCTTCGAGAGAGTCTTCGACGGCCCAAGCGTCCACACAGTCTTGGGGCCAATAGGTTACGATGTATTGTGTCTTTGTAGGTGAGGTGTAAACAACGCCGCGAAAGGCATCGAGGGATTTACCTTTCGCAAGCGGGAGATAGTCTAGGGCTTTGGCTCCGGCGAAGATGATCTTCTTGATTCCACTTGGTTTGTTTGCTCCTTTGAAGAAGTCGTCGGCGAAGGTGACGAAGACTTGCTCGGAAGAATCAAGGTCAATGGCGTGAGCAGCAAGAACAGAACGAACGAAATCACCAGCAGGGCCAAGAAGTATTCCGTTATTTTCTTTATCAAAGCGCGAGGGTCCATGCAGAACGAGGGCTATCATGTTGAGGGTTAATTAAAGAGAAAAGAAAAGGCAGACTATTTCCGGTCTGCCAGCGGTGCGATGGGGATATGTCTGAGGAAAGAAACCTCTTAGAAAGTCTCGCAATCTTCCTAAGAGGCGCGTGTCTCTGTGATAGCAACCACTCTATCGCTGAGACTTAGAAGTTGTTCGCGAGAGGCGACGCAGCGCCCTTGACTTGAGAGAAGTCAAACTGGGTGTTGTAGCGCTTGACGATAGCCTCGCCGTTTTCGTCGCGCTTGGCGAACTTGAGATCGCGTGAGTTCGACGGGTCGTCGGTGACATACTCAGGCTGCGACTGAACGAGCATGTTGAAAGCCTGACCTTGCAGAGAAGCAAGAGCCTCAGCCACATCCACGTCGGTATAGTCGTCGGGCAATCCGTCATACAGACCGATGGTCTGGAGAGACGAAGCCAGCAGTTCAAGCGCGGAGTCAACTCCGTTCTTGTTCTCCAGCATGATGTACATGTTGCCCTTCGAGCCGAGCGTCTTGTAGGTCACGCCAGCGGCCGCGGCAGTCTCGGGCGCAATGATCTCGCACTCACAGACAACCATCTTGAAACCCTTCGCGCTCTGGCGAGTCTCGGTCTTGTGGACCAGAACCTTATAGACGTTCGCGGGGATGAATCCGATCTTGACTTCAGTACCTTTTTTCATTTTTGTTTTGTTTATTTTATTTAATCACTGACACCGACAAATGGGAGGAGCTTTCTGTGGGCCAAAGTTTAGGCTCTGTTTTTGAGGATATGATCAATCGTTACTTCGAGCATCTTATCCGTGGAATACTGAAAGTCGTACTCTCTGACGAGTTGCGTTGCATTAGGGAGAAGACCTTCGTAGTTACTGATTTCGAAGTTACTGACGGAACCGGTAACGGCGCCATCAGAATGCTGCTTGACTTTAAGAGTCAAACGGATCTCGGCTTCGTGTTCGGGATATTGTTTATCGTTGGCTGGAATATTTTCGTTCATAATTTTTAGGGTTTAGGGTTTAGAGAGTTCAGCTGCAATTTTATTCAGAGCCTTCACAACACAATTCTCCATGGGATTAGGCAAGCCCCAGAAGATCGGAGTCTTCGCGGTCGTGACGCCGTCGGTCTGCGTGGCGAAGAAGTATTGAATGGTGTCAGATCCTTTCTCTTTCTTCGCATACACGGACCACACAGCGAGGCACTCAGACTCGATGCCTTTGTTTGCCCACTCTTTACCTTGGACATAGAGGCGGCGGCGAGTGGTCATATTCCCGTCGAGACCCTGAATCGGGACGATCTCCTCAAGGCCGGTGATGATAACGGTTTTATCCAGCGATTTGAGGTTAGTGCACAAAGTCTGGATGCCGTCGTTGTAGTTCTTCCAGATGTCGAAGCCTTTGTAGATTTGTTCGCACTTGACCTGAAGCTGATCAATCGCCGCAGTGATTGAGTCGATGACGACCAAGTCTTTCGTGGTGTCTTTCTTTACTTTGTTAAGCTCAACAGTCAGCTTATCGTAGCTGTCGATCGGCACAACGAGCTTCTCGTCGCGCACACGAAACGGCATACCCTTTCGCTCGGCGTCGAAGATAACGGTGCGCGCGGGATCTACGTTGCGGAATGAGGTAGACTTGCCTGAGCCACTCGGGCCAACGAGTGCGATGAGTGTCTTTGGCCATTTTGGAGGGGATGTTTCTGTTGTCATATGTTTTATTTTTACCAAGTCAGAGGTTCGTACTTAGTTATTGAGCACTCCGACAAAAAGAGTTCAAGCTGCACAGCGTTCTGCGCAAAGCAGATTCGTTTGAAGGGACAGCTTGGACAGGCATTGCACGCTTTGCCGCTAGGCGGAGGAAGCTTATCGTGGGCCATTGCTTCGTTGATATCTTGCGTGAAAGTCTCGATGCGATCTTTGACTTCCGAATCGAACTCCCAGAGTTGCTCCTCCGTGAAGCTCCAGTCAGGACCGATGCGCCATGCTGGCGAAGGGAGAGAGATCTGTACGATCAGCGTACGAATCACCATGCGACGATACCATGCAGCGTTGGCGTAGTTGATGTCGTCTTTGAAGATCTCATAGGCAAACTTCTGAAAGATGTAATAGTAATAAGAGAACTGCGTGTCGCCATCGTAGCCCGCCACGGCATCTTTGAATGCGTACTTGCGCGTGGTCTTATAGTCTGTGATCTGAATGATCCCGGCGGGCGTGACGGAGAGAACGTCAACGGTGCCGACATAAGCAAAGCCCGGGCGGTCGACGACGGGAATGTTGAAGTGAAACTCAGCCCCGCGATTGTCTCCGAATTTGAGGGGCTGCGGTAAGGACGACAGAGGCGCCGCAGTCAGAGCCTTCCGAATCTGGTCTTGATCTTTGGTGGGAAGATTCTTCTCCTTCGCTTCTTTGAACGCCTCCATACAGGCTTCTTGCCACTTCTCTCCGCTCCTGTCGAATGCTACGTTCTCTGCGAACTTGTGGATGATCTTGCCCACCGTGAGAGCAGTGATATCCTCTTGTGGTTTCAAACCGAGGAACACTGTAAAGAACCAACGCCTCGGACAAGCTGAGATCTTTAATCCAGAAGCGTTGATTGGGATCACGGCGGGAATGCCTTCGTGCGGCAAATCTTTGTATGTTATTTTCATTTGTTATTTAAGGAAAAGAAAGAGAAAAGAAAGAGCTACCCAGCGCGCCGTCCCAGGGGAAACTGTCAAAACCCTGCTGCAAGAACAGCTTGCAGTACACGCTGAGTAGCTCAAAATTATTTCTTCAGTTTGAAGTTCTGAGTTTGATTGATGATGGCTTGAACGTCTATGCCTTTTAGCAGAGGATCGTTTAGGAGGGAAGCGAGATCGGTGCCGGTTGGCCGCGTGTGAGGAAAGTGTTTGAGAAGAAACTTCTCAAGCTCTTTGTCTGTCATCTCTTCGACAGGTTTTGGTAGGCCCAGTAAGAGATCGAGTTCGTTGAGATTGGAGTTACTCATAGGTCATAGAACAACACAGCACAATTTCCTACGAATGATAGCTTTGTCCGTGGTGTTCTCTGCGGCTTTCTCTGGCGTGTCGTATAGCATGGTCGAGAACCATTGGCCCTTGAGGCTGTATTGATAGGCGTAGAAGTAATGCTCTTTTGGACGTGGAGCTTCTGGCTCGGTGGCGGTGGCAAATGTTAGACCTTTGTCTTCTTTCATATTGTTATTGATTATTTCTGTAGTCGCTGTAAAGGTTATAGAATCTTTCGCACTTTGCTTTGGCTGATTTGCTGAGTCTGTTAAAGTCATATTCTTTCCTTGAGAAAGCAGCAAGGCCGAGATTCCAGGCCGCGTATACATCTCTTGGATCTGGAGTGTTCTTTCGCTGGGCGAGGCAGAGTCTGAGTTCGAGCCAGCATAGATGCGCTTTAGCACAGCGCCGCGCCTCGGCCGGAATATGTCTCTGATCTTTTTCAGAAGGGAAGTGCTGTCGCCAGACTGATCGCTTGAGTTGGTATCTTGAGAGTTCACCGTGCTTGCCTTTCGCTTTGTCGTTGTCGCTGCTTTCGATTTGACTGAGCGCCCTAAGCTTCGCATCGAAGTCTTGCTGAAGGGCGACTAGTGTCGTTTCTGTGGCGAGTATTGATAGACCTATCATAAGGATTTTCATAGAGGCCAGAAGTATGGTAGGTTGTCTGGAATATTGGGGAACTTGATGGAGTAGAACTCAGGTTTCTTTCTTATCAGATTACTCTGATGTGTCTTGTGTAGATAAGAGCCGAGCCAGTGGGGCTGTATGATGTAAGGATAAGTGAGAATCTCCTTTTCAAAATGTGGTAAGAGATTATCAACATAGCCCCGGCGGCGGGCTTCTTGGCAGATCTTTATGCTATATAGACAGAGCCACGCAGGATAGTTCTTGACCATCTTCACAGCGGGATGACTGCGCCAGCCCTCGGATTTACCTTGGATTGTGTTGAGGATTTGATAAGACTCGACGCGCTGCTTCATCAGGCGCTGGGTATCTAAGACCCGCGCAGACTGTTCGATGTCGGGATATGGAAGGAAGATTTGCATTTTGTGGTTGTGTTTTACTTATCACTCCAGACCTTTCAACATCTCCTCACTCATCTTCATGACGATGAGTTCGGTGGGCGTTGTCTCGATGATGATGGTGTTGTCTTGCATTGCGAGTTGACGGGCGAACTTCTCCGCACTTGAAGTATAGTTCTGCCAGCTTGCCTGACTTCCGACCTCGCCGCTGTTCATGAACTCTACGATCTCTTCGCGGAAGACTTCTTCGTTGAACGTAAAGGGTTCTTCGTCTGTGCCGCCCATGAGCGGAGTCATCGCGTCGAGGATATTATCCACAGGCTCGACGAGTTCAATGATGAGGTTGACTTTGCGCACAGAGATCTGCACTTTTTCTTTAAGCTCGTCGACGATAGGGATATCATCAGGGTCGATAGCGCCTTGAAGCACGGCAGTGCCTTTGTCTGTGAGGAAAGCTTTGCCTTGTGACAGGCGGGCGCGAATTGTTTGAGGTTGTTGTCTTAGCGTGAGACTATTGATGGTGGCTTTCTTAGAGGGAATCTTAGAGAGCTTCACAACCAACTGAGCAAACTGCACAGCATGCTTGATGTCGTAGTAAGGCCAGCCTTGCTTGCGCTCGGTTTTGTTGAGAAGACTTTCCGCTTGCTTGAGTAGCGCGGTTGGGTCTAGTTGTGGTTGTTGTTGATTTGAGGGGTTGAATATATTCATAGGACTACAAAGTCAAAGTTATTCTGCCAGCTATCATTCAACTGATTATAGGTATTGTTCTTTATCTTCCACGTTCGCGGGTCGCGTGTGGCTTTGGTGTGGCGGCATCTTATTCTTACATCAAGATCTTTGAGAGCAGTGTTTCTTAGCGGGTCATCGGGCGGGAGTTCGTGGAGTTTCTTCTCGGGGTTCATTTACTTTATTCTCCTTTATCATACTCCGGCAATTCAATCTCTCCGAGTTCACGCTTTAGTAATAGGTTACGCAACGCACGAACATTCCCAAACGAGAATGTCTCGTCGCCGAAGTGTTCCCGCTCGCCAAGCGGCGTCCAGTTTTCCTCGGCGATGATCGCTGATGCAACGCATCGGATTTCCTGTAGCCCGCGCTGTTGTAAAGAGAATGTCTTCAAGCCCAGCTCATTGATGCGGAAGTATAAGTCTTCCCTAAACGAGCCTTCCTTGACCATCTTCAACAGATCTCGATTCGTCGCAAAGACGAAGCGACATTGAATCGGCACAGGATCAACTGCGCCCACTGGGAGAACAGTCTTATCTTGGAGTACCCTTAATAACTTAGCTTGATGCGCCAGCGGCAACTCGCCTATCTCGTCGAGGAAAGCAGTGCCCTTGCCGACTGCTCTTAGGAAACCTACGTCGCCTCTTGATTTAGCGCCGGTGAAAGCGCCGGGCATGTATCCGAATAGCTCTGACTGGAAGAGTGTATCCGTAAGACCGGCCATGTTCATAGCTTTGAGAGGCTTCCGTTTGTGGGCAAGGATCTTTGCGACTAACTCCTTGCCTGTGCCAGAAGGTCCCTCAATAAGGACATTGTATTTCTGCAAGCTCTCCTCGGCGTAGGTTATCGCGGCCGTGAGCATTCTCTTCGTGAGAGGATCTTGCGTGGCATAGCATGAAGCTATGTTGTGGATGCTGCTATCTTTCAGCGCATCGCCTGTGATCTTCAACACATCCTTGCGGATGTTATCTAGGAAGCTGTCGGCGGCTGCGGTGTTAAGGACGTTTGCGTGGATGTTCATTGTTTGATTTTGTTTTTACGTTTGCTATAGATCGAAGGCCCAGGATCTCTTAGCTTATACTTCATGATAGCTTTGCGCGTAGAGGCCATCTCTTCTCGCGTAAGATACTCTTCGTCGATAGATCCTACTGAGTGCTTGGGTTTGTATTGATCACCGCGTTGATGGAATTTACTCATACTTTGATAGTTTAGTTTTTAGACCTATGATCTCTCGCTCCAAGACAGAGATCCTCGAAGCCATTTGATTCTTCAAATTAGTCAGATCAGAGATCATTCTGTCATAGTGTTCTTTGTGGTAAGGCATCTTGTCGATGTTGGAGATAGTGCCCCGCGAGACTCCGAAGTACTCGCCCGCTTGAACTCGTGTTAGGTGCGGATTAGAGTGGATGTACTCGCGGATGTGCATCTTCTCCTCATAGGTGAGGAAGTAGTTCTTGCGTGTGATGTGTGTTGATTTACGTTGATGGTTCATTTTGTTTTATTTTTTGTTTCTCTATCCTTTGTTCACGCAACTCGATCACAGCTTCAGCCTGTTCGAATGCGATCTCTGCATTACGCTGTAAGGTTTCCTTGTTGTTTGGATTAGCCAACAGCCCAGTGAGAGCTTGGCCCACCAGATAGTCCAACAAATACATGCTGAGATATCCGGGATTCCGCACGCGGAAAGGATCTTTGTCGGACATTTTTGTTGCTTTGTTGGATTGTTGTGATATGATTTAGATATGGTTAAGTTAACTGACAGACTCTACAAGATCTTCTTCCTCATCATCTTCCTCCTCAACCTCAACGACGCCGGAGGATTCAGAGGCGGTGAGATCTTCGGCGGTAAGTCTAACGATCGCCGCCTTATCCTTGAGTGCCTTCTCAAGTTCGCCCGCCAGATCGACGTTCGATGAGCCGATTGCGTCTACTGATTTTAACTTACGAGCGAGCTTAGGAGCCATGTGATCACTGAGGATTGTGCCCTCAGGAACATAGATCTCTTGCAGTGTGTCGGTGAGGGTTGTAATACGGACACAACGACCGAGAGCTTGAGCAAACTCCTCGGCCCAATAAGTCATCGTCGATGCGACTTTGCGTGGGCGAGTATGGGCATAGCGATGATCCAGTGAGATACCCGTACCGCCGCTTGAGAGTGTATAGATACAGAACTCAGTCTCGCCGTTGAGGAACGCTTGCACGTTCTCATGTCTTTCTTTTTGGTTTTGATTGTGGAGCTTCATCTCTCGGAGCTTCTCATTGCGCGCAGCGAATGCATCCTTTGTCATCTCTCGGAAGATACGCTCTGAGGTGTACTTGATACCTTTGTGGAAAGAGCGGAACTCTTCCTTCGTGATGCCGATGTCATCAGCCTTAGGCTTACGCGCCTCGTGCGGATTGTCAAGAATCCACATGCCCATCTTCGCAGCGATCTCTGCCGCGCGGGTTTCTGGAAGGAGTTCTTCGGGCTTGATCTCTTTGTTGCCGCCCCAGATTAAGGAGATCTTTTGTTTGTTGAGACCTTTGCTCTTGAAGTACTCACTATCACAGAGCTTCATGACTAGCTCCTTTAGAGTCTCGGTGAATCGGATCGCGATGACTGGCGCATAGCCTTGTTGATGGGCGGCGATAGCGTCGGCGACCCATGTGTCTACAGTGGCAAGCTCGGCCGCTCGGGCCATGACCATGAAGGCGACCATGACTTGACCTTGTGGATCTATTGAGCGGCCTGTTCTTTCAATGGCCTCAAGATAATTCTTCATCGCATTCTTGAGCATGTTCTGATTCGCGGGATCAGTGATCTCAAAGAGCTTGACTTTGTTGAGGGCCTTGACCTTTTGAGGATCGCCCGGCGGCTTGACTAGTCTATCTCCAAGCGCACCAGCCCAGCGTTCGAGTGCGGCTGCATTTGCCGAGCGAGGATCTGCGCCGAGAGTGAGAGTGCGTGCGAACTCAGGGAATGTTTCTCTTGTGAGAGGTCTTGCTCCGTAAGGCAAGCGCATGGCAAGAGTCATGAACATCGTGTCCCATACAGTCACGGCGGGCGTGGCTGATGTGAAGACCCACTTGATAGATGGGAACTGAAGGAAGGCTTCTAAGTATTTGGTGCGCTTAGATTTTTCCTTCTTAATCTCCTGACACTCGTCGAGGATGATGAGCTTGGGTGCCGCTTGCTCGGGCAGGTTGAAGCGGATCACGTTTGTAGCTTGCCCGAAGATCTCTACCGTCTCAGACTTAAAGAAGTTCTTGTTCTTCGTAGAGAAGACTTCGTTGTATGACCACACGTCGACGGCGAGGCC